AATTTAAATTATGGATTTAACCCATCATTTAAAATTAAAGTTCCTAATAATATTTCATCTAAAGATATAACAAATTATTCAGATGAAATTTTTAAGAAAGTGGGGAAATTTGCTGAATTGAATAATATTGAGTTTATATTAGATGATTTATCTATTATTTTATGTAGGTAATCTTATGACTACTTCTTTTGAATTCGATTATTTTATTAAATTTTCTCAAAAATTATTGGAAAATAAGCAGGATATTGTTGAAGATAATTTTCAATGTGTTTATAGGACAATATTAAGTAGAGTTTATTATTCTGCATTTCATCATGCTAAATATTGGCTTGAAATTAACTATAATTTTAAAACACAGGAATTTAATTTTGAAACAGGCAAACTTCAAAATAAAAATGGCTTAAGTGAACATGTTCAAGTTTTCAAAGAACTTCGTAGTATTGCTAAAGATCAAAAAGATTTAAAAAACCAGTTTAGAAATGCATCTTCAAAATTAGAATATTTATTTGATAAGCGTATTGATGCAGATTATCATGAAGATTTAACATTTGAGGAAATTGAAGTTACTGATGCTATTGAAAATGCAATATATATAATTAAGTTATTGCCCTTTAATTAATTTTTTAATATTTTTAATATTTTATTCTTTTTTTACTATTTTTTTATACTAATTTTTTTATTTCGGAATTTTATTCCTTACAGTGTATATTGAAGAGAACTAAATTCTTATTTTAAAATTCTTTTTTTAAAAAATTTAAGGTATAGGTCTGATTCAAACTAGGGGTTTAGTTCTCTAAAAAAACTGTAAAGGGGGATTGACTGCTATCACTAACAATATTGTTAACCAACAACCAGATGGTTCAGTTATACTCACCGCTCCCGTAATGATACCTGGAGTACCGGATTGTGATTTTAGTCGTGGTGAACCTCCTTTAACCGTTGAACAAATAAGATATTTTGAAAAAACTTACCATGATTACCGTTTAAACGATGACGAACACAAGTTTGAGTTAACTGGAGAAACCATCGGAAACCCTGTTGAATCTTTTATCCTGGACAAGGACACTAATTTTACATTACTAAACGGTTCTAAAAAGAGTTATCCGTTAGGTACTTGGATGTTATCTTCACGTATTACTGACCCCGAAGCAGTGCAAACTGCATTAAATGGTGGTTATACTGGTTATAGTCCAACAGTTAAGAACAGGGAAGTAGCTGATAGGTTAATTTCTGCTTTGAAAAGTGAATTATTAACTTATCAAGAGTTTATGGGTGCTTGTAAAAGTCACAGTATTGAAGGTTTAATAAAAGATGTGGTGGATCCAGTTGTACTGTCTGTTAGTTTGACTAAAAAACCATGTCAGCATCATAGTAAGTTTTGTAAACATAATATTTCAGGTGATAATATGTCAGAAGACAGTAAAATAAAAACTAAAGTTTTAGCTGCTCTTGGTATGACTGAGGAGGCTGAAGTTTCAGCTTTGAAAAGTCAGGTTGATGATCTTGAAGACACTATGGATGAGAAATTTGAAGCACTTGAGGGTAAGTTTGATTCTAGTTTAAAATCCATGCAAGATTCTTTTGAAGAAACTTTGACAAAGGCTTTAAAAGAAGTGGGTTCAAGTAAAAGTAAAAATGAAGAAGAGGAAGAAGAGGAAGAGGAAGAAGGTGAAACTACTACTTCAAATGAAGGTGGAGAAAAACCACCTGAAGAGGAAGAAGAGGAAGAGGAAGAGGAAGGTGAAACTACTCCACCTAAGAAAAAATCTAAAGGAGCTAGTAAATCCAGACCACTCCACAATAACACCGACCCACAAGAAAAAGAAGATATTAACACTTATAAAGCAATGGGTAGGCGCCCAGATGGAACTGCAAAAACAATTTAAAGGTGATTAAATATGGTGAACATGAACAAAATTTTAAAAGCAATTACTGCATCCAACACTACCGATGGAGCTAGTAAATCAATGCGTGAAGACATGTCAGCATATGGTGGAATTCTCGACAGAGAACAATACAACCAATTCATGCGTGACGTTGAATTCAACACCACAATCTTGAAAGATGCTGCATACAAAAAAATGAATAGAGAACAAGTAATCACTACTGGAACACTCATTGAAGGTAGAGTATTACAAGACGGTTACCTTGAAGATAGTAGAGACACTAACGGTAATCTTACTGCTGCAAAAGTAGGTTTCGGTAAATCCGAATTAACTGCTCATAAATTAAGAGCAAAAACATTCATTGATGATGATGACTTAGAAGACAACATCGAAGGTGAACAATTCCAAAACACATTACTCTCTATGATGGGTAATCAAATTGGTGAGGACTTAGAAGCTATCGCATTATATGGTGATACTGATTTGGATTATGATGATCAACCATTATATCACACTTACGATGGTTGGATTAAACAATCAACATCATTCTTAAAATCCAGTGAAGTAGCAACAGGTAACTCCAACGGTGATTTCAATGTACATGATAACACTATTGAAGCAGTATTTGATGCTATTATCCGTGCTGTACCTGCACGTATCAGACAATCTAAATTAATGCAAAGATTTGCTATTTACGTCCCGTATGAAGTAGAAGATGCTTACAGGAATCTCTTGAAATCACGTAACACTCAATTGGGGGATGACATGCAAACTGGTGATAAACCCCTAATGTACAAAAAATACCCTATTAAAGAAGCTCCTATTCTTGAAGATGAGGAAGCAAGAGAATTACTTGAGTATGCTCCTGTTGTAGGTGGAACACCAGACCTCTGGAAATGGGGAGTTTACAAAGATGTTAAAGTTGAACCTTACAGAAAACCAGACATCGAAAGAACCGAGTTCTTCTACAGAACACGTTGTGACGTAAGTCTTGAATGGAATTCCAGTTTCATTACTGCTAAATTAGACTTAGATGAAATTAAATTAATCCAAGATGAAGCCAAAGTATAAAGGTGATTAGCGATGGCTTTAAAAAAATGGCATGAATTACCTGTAAATCTTCGCAGATCTGCAAAGGACAGGTGGAATTATCTTGTTGATGAGTTATCTGGTGGAACAGATAACTCTCAAGATGAACCTCAGGAAGAATTTACTCCAGTATCTTACTCATTCACTAGTTATAGTGATGCAGAAGGAACTACAGAATGGGGTTCTGGTACTGTTGAAACAACAGGAAATGTAACTGATGGTTATACTCAAGTAGAAGTTAAGACTAACTCTCCGAATGAATCATTTGTTGGTCAAAAATTCTTTATAACTTCTGACGCTGAAGCAGATAATACAACTTTATATCCACTTTATTCTGATGCTGGTGAAACTGCTGTTGGTATTTATGTGAAAATTTCACAAGATGAATAAAAAAATTAAAATTTTTCATGAGGTATGATTTTTATGTGGATTGATGTAAATGAGGTAAAACAATTTACAGGTATTAAATCTAAACATTTAAAATTATCATCTGAAGATGATGATAAATTAGATGAAATCCTTGAGAAGTGGATTTCCCAAAGTGAAGATTTAATTAAATCATACACCAACAACAAATTTGCAAATGAAGTTCCAGCTTCAGTGAAAAATGTATGCTTAAGACTAACAGCAAACATGGTAGCACTAGCAATCGAAAGAAGAGACACACCACGAACAATAGTCACAGACTGGGGTACAAGAGTTTCATCCTCAAAGATATTCACAGAAGATCTAAAAGAAGATTTAACTCCATATGTAAAAGAAACCAGTTACAAAAGTGACAAAGTCTCATTCTACGCAATCACAGGAGACTAGAAAATTATGGTGACTGTTACTGTAAAAGTAGATACCTCAAAACTAACTAATCTAAACGAACAAATCCCAAAAATCAAAGAAAAAGGATTAAGTTTAGCTAGCCAGTACATGATTAACAGATTACAGAAAAACAGTCCAGTAGATCATGGGGTATTGAAAGGTTGGTTTGCTTATGAATATTCTGAAGGAGAGGAAGTTAAAATTAAATCTCCAGCAGAATACGTTCAGTTTGTTAACGACGGTACAGGAATTTACGGACCTTACCACACTCCAATCTACAGCAAACATATTGGTTCACCAATGGCTTTCCAAGTAGGAGGACAAATGGTTTACACAAGAATGATTAGAGGACAAAAACCTCAAAAATTCGTGGAAAGAAGCATAGCTGAAGTTGAAGGCAAACTCGGAAATTTATTCATTAAAGCAGTAAGGGAGGTTCTACAATGAATATTGATGAAAGGATAGAAAACATCCTTGAAATTGTCAATGATTGTCTTGAACACGAAAGACAAGAAAATGGTTTTCTTGAAAATGTGAAAGACATAATCAAAGTGTACAACAATTAATTCGGTGTAGAAACACCAGGAATATGGATAATACAACATCCAATAACAGCAGATGGAGATGTAAATTTAAGTCAAAAACTTACATTGAAATTTACAATAGAATTTGTCT